TCAATTAAGCCTAGAGTAACTATTGGACTTCGCGGTGAATTTAATGATATGGATATTGTCATAGGAAATAATGTAACCATTGGCTGTAACGCCACCATCCTTGGTGGCAAAGTGCATATAGGGAATGATGTAAACATAGGAGCTCATGCATTGGTACTGCATGACATTCCTGATGACTCCACATTCATTACTAAATTTCACTCTGAAATTATTTATAACTCATCTCACACATAATTCCGTTTAATCACAGCTCTGGCCATACGATATCCGGGGTTGTATTTATATCAATCCGACTCACTAATACCCGGTATTTTTTCCAGGAAGATAGCATCGATACTTCCTCATCAGTTGCCATTTCAAAATTAACAGCATCCTGCAGAATTGTTATGTTATCAGTCGCTTCCTGGATTAATCTTGCCTTTTTCTCTTCCGCCTCCCGGATCCGGAACAGTTTTTCTCCTTCTACATCTTTCACCCAGGCTGTGCCGTTCCACTTCTGAAACTCCCCATCCGGCGACAACCAGGTGACGTTTTCCGGTAATGGGCCAAGTTCAGAAATAAATAACGCGTCGCCGGAAGCCACGTCATAGACGGTTTTTCCCCGATGGTCTTCAACGAGATGCCACGATGCCTCATCACTGTTGAAAACAGCCACGAAGCCAGCCGGAATATCTGGCGGTGCAATATCGGTACTGTTTGCAGGCAGCCCTGTATGGGGTGGAATATATGCATCACCTTCACCAATAAATTCATTAGTTCCGGACAGCAGATTATAAATTTTTATGGTCCGTGATTGTTCACTCATTCTGAATGCCATTATGCAAGCCTCACAATATAGTTAAATGCGATGTTTTTGACGGTGTTTTCCGCGTTACCAGCAGCGTTAACGGTGATGGTGTGTCCATGTGAACCAATCGCAACAGAGTGCGTATGTGCACCAATAGCGACAGTATGTGTATGCGCCCCAGCACTTGCTGCAGTACCTGATACTGAGTGGGTATGCGCGCCAGCAGAATTCGTTGCACCTAAGTGAGTTTGAGCAGAGTTCGACGAAGCTACTCTACCGGAGCTAACGTTAGCATTATCCCCCTGAGATATCGGATGCGTATGTGCACCTGCTGAAGCTGCTGTTCCGCTAACGCTATGGGTATGCGCACCAGTGTTATTCGTAGATTTAGTTCCATAATCAAACGACGATGTGGTTTTCGTCCCCAAATCCGTACTGGATGCGCTGGCGCTGTGGGTATGCGATTTAATGCCATCCTGTTCCTGAGACAATACGGCACGACCACTGGCGGGTTTGCCCTTAATCGTCCAGCCACGCATATCAGGGATCACGCCTGACGGATAAGCGACTGCAAGTTTCGGGTATGCAGATTTGTCAAAAGTCTGCCCCTGCATCAGGGCATAACCAGATGGAACTGTATCTGATGGCCACGGGATCGGGGCACCTACAGGAAAGGTCGAATTATTTTCCAAACCAAGATATTTAAGGACATCAGCAACAGAGCTTTTTGCCAAAATATCTCGCCCAACCTGTGTCAGGTCAGCCAAATTAGCGGTATCTTGATTGGTAAAATACGGTAATTTGTTTTCGGATGCTGAAAGATTAGCAAGTGCGGTAAGTATGGCATTAATTCTCTGATAGTTCTTATCTAATGCAGACGACATTTTTGCGATAAAGCCGGCCTGATCGCCATCGTCCTGTACATCCAGTCCACTTTCATTTGCTGTATATTGTGCCATTGCAGATGCAATAAAGCTGGCCTGCCGAATAACCTTATTGACTTGCGCACTGGATGCTTTCCCTGCTGTAAATCCGGATAAAAGCGCAGGCAACGCTTCCCATTCCTCCTGCGGCATAACATTGGCATTTTTACCCGTTGCAAACGCTTTAAAGTCATTTTTCGCCATCAGAGTAATACTCCCCATGCTCCTACATCAAAACCACTGATGAATTCGTTATCCATATCAAAACCAAAAAATTTTGAGCCTTCCGATGGGGTTTCCACCGAAGGTGTTTCAATGCCACCCGCCCATACCCCGGCGGCTTTTACTGTGAGATACCCCTGTTTAATTGCCGCAATTAACTCACGCGATACATCTGAAATATCAGTATCAGGAAAGACCCAGACCGATATCGTCATGTCCTGGTTATCGACTATCTGCATTCGCAGCCCGGATCCTGCTGTTGCAGCGTCAAGAATTGCCGGAAGCGAATCATTCCGTCCATCCCAGTTATTAATCGCAATCTTCGCTTTAAGAATGACACGATAAGTTTCATCGCTGAGGTACATGTATCCGGAATCAGGATCGTATGGTCCCTGCCATACCCCCTGATCATATCCAAGCCCGTCGGTATCCCAGCTGAAATAGACACCTGAGATAGGCTGGCTGACAACACGGCTACGTCCGATCCACAATCCCAGAATGTCAAGTTGCACACCAACCGCAGAGTCAATATCAAATGCAGTAATCAGCCCTCTGGTGGCAGCCGCAACATCAATAAGCGGCCGGGTCATCAGATCAACATGCGCAAGAAATTTAGGTTTGGTGGCGTGGTAGTTCGTGATTAGTTCGGTGTATTTGCTCATGACTCCACCGTTATAACAATATTTTCCGGGGTACAGGACGCAGATTCGTTGTATCTGATATCAATGTTTGATGACGACAAAGCCCCCGGGGATTTCCCAATCGTCAGTTCCTGAATATCGTAATAGCGTGCATTCCCGCCACTCACCACGCCAAGATTCGCCGGTGAGTAAATGCGACTTAAAAGGACCGAATCACCAATCGTCAAACTATTGATATAGTCGGAAATAGCCTGCTGGATCTGCTGCCCTATCTGTGAGGTATAACCCGTAAAAACTTTTAATTTAATCCGGGCATAAACAGGCACATCACTGGAACGCGAGAATTTGATTACATGGGGATTGCCGTATTTATCCGGAACCGTAACGGATGTTGTACCGTGAGTGGCTGTCCCCTGGCCTTTATTCCCTCTGATAGCCTGAGCAATATCCGTCACATCACCGCCATCCACAATTACAGCAACAGAGTGTGGCGGTAACCCGTTACCATCCTCCGAACCAGTATCGTTTTCATAGAGTTTGTGGCGGGTTACACCGGTAACATTAGAAACAGCACCATCCAGTGCTTCAAATGGGGTTATTGATGGCAACGCAACACTTTGCGACTGACGGATACGTAACTCCGCGTCAGTTTCTGCCAGAGTGCCCACAGTAGCCGCAGCAGGATTAGTTACCGAAACCCAGCCACGGGTTGGCGTATTAATTTCAGTGATAGTTCCAGCCAGCGCCGCCACTGCACCACTGACGGAACATGTTGCGGTCGCCATCACTGTACCATCCACGCCGACCACCACTGAAGCAGGCAAACGCCATATCACATTATTACTGTCTTTCACGCTGCCATTAATGATGGTTGTTCCGGCAGTTCCTGTAAGAAGCAAATCAACCGTAGAGTTCGTCGCGCCTTTACGTGAAATACCATTTATTTTCACGTTACTGGTCAGTGCAGCCCCATAGCCGGTTGCCGGTGAAAAACAGTTGTAGACAGTTATCGCCATATTATTGGCATCATGAATCGCCAGCGCCATCAGAGCCACCATCTGGCCGTCTTTGCTGTCCGGTTCGAGGTAGGCATCACTGCCATAAATCTGCTGAAAATAGCTAATCAGGGTGCTGAGTATCGTCTGATAATCAGGCGCACTGATCCCCTCCGCGGTTACCTTTGCAGATAAACCGAGAGAATCAAGGTTCAGAGCCATTACGCCTCCGATGTAACAGTCGTTATTCCATAAAGAGTGTCGATTTCAGCGGAAAACATGACACGTCGGGTCGTGGTATCCACCGTCGTATTGAAAGAGAGGATTGATTTAACGCCCCGCGTTTCGAGGATGCGCTTACGGATCGCCAGGTTGTAGGTTTCCGGCTTCTGCTTACCGAGTACGGACTGGATCCACGGAGTCCCCTCGGTGGTGTCGAGAAACCATTGCCCATACCACAATTCGAATCGCGTTTTTACCGCCTGCGCCACGGCCTCCGGTGAGTTAATCAGCCAGGTGTCATCACCGCTGCCAAAGGTGTAATCGCCATCGGCGTCTTCACGTCTGTATCGCATCAGTTTACTCCGTCGGTATTGCTTCCACCGCGCTGAACACCACCATGAGTGTGCGTATCATCGATTGGCTTGCCGTTAGCCTTCACGCTACCCAAAAACTCAACAGCACCAGTGATTTTTGAAGCCACACCAGAAACAACAGACCCCACCATGCCCCCCATCCAGGTTAACAGGCCATGAATGGTTACTTTCTCAGAAAAATCAGCCTGGGGGGCAACCACATCAAGCCCCCCCGGAGCGACAATTTTAATTTTCCGGGTATCAGGATTAAGCTCAAAATAGGTGCTGCCGTCGTCACTACGCAACTGTGTGGCACTGGTATTAATACCGCTAATCTTCCTTGCCTGCGACTGGGGACCGACAATACAAAACGCATCCGATAAATCATGCATTCTGTCATCAACCGTCTCCTGTATCCCGCCGCTCTGCCACCAGAAATCAATACAACGATCGGCAAAAACGACAAGACACTCATCCCCAGCTTTTACCGGAAAAGTCAACGTACAGCCTCCGCCGCGCGGGAATACCACTGGCACATCCACCAGCAATGGGTAATTTTTGGTAATGCGGTTACCGTCGTTATCCTTTTCAACCGACCGGATAGCTGGCTGCACAACCGCCGTCACCGCGTCAGGATCGAATGACTGAATAATGCCAGGCAAGGCGACACGGATCTGGTTCTTTGTTGTTTCCCGTTCAGATTTAAATGTTTCGGCAAGATCGCCACTGCGGGTCTGGTCAGTTACTGCCATTGTTAGGCTCCAAAAAGCAAAAAACCCGCCGAAGCGGGTTTGATAACGTTAATTTTATTCATGAAACTCTAGCAGACTTTAGCTGTTCCCAGCGCTCAAAATAGAGTTCAGCAGCCTCGATTGCATCCTGTCCCATCTCTTTCGAAACAGTCACATTCGTCAGATCATAGTCAGCTTCATTTCTAGCATCCCGCCACTGGCGAAGTACGAAAGCTAGGGATTTCAGTGTATTTGTCGGGTATGGCTCTGATTTGCACTCTGAGGGCGTTGACATATAACCCACAGTATTTTTGTGATGCTCATGGGTAAAATGCGGTATGGCAGTAAGTGAGCTAATAGACTCATGTAACATACTGTAATACGCCCTTGAGATAGCGCTTCGAAATCCACTCTCAATATTTTCAGACAGACATAATCGAGCGGTATCGAGAATCTGATTGCTAGTTACCGACATGGTAGCTCACCCCCGTATGCAACTGACGCGGAGAGGTAAATCTAGCTAACAGGGAACAATCATCCAGTTTAGATTCAGCGCAGACTCTATCAGCCAAGTCGAAGTTCATTTTGGCAATAGTTTTAGGCTCAAGATTTTTAATATCAACAACATAGCAACCGCTTCCACTAAGCTGAACGAAACCTGTCGTAGCCTTGTATTCACTTAGCAAGCCCCAGATTATGGATGCTAAGGTCTGGAACTGTTCCTTCGAGCACTGTGTGGCGCTATAGAAATTATCCATTTCTGCAAGGAGTTCTTCTTTGTGCTTCATAGCATTACTCCTGCCTTCTGATTCAGAAAGAAGCTTAATGTGCTCTTCCATATAAAATTTTAACTGTTCACGCTCGCCGCAACGGTACGCCCAACTGTATGCGTTGTGACTAAAGAGTTTTGTCCGATACTTCTTTGCCAGCGGGACATAGACATCCTTGAGTTCATTATAGCTAAATGTATTAATTAAAATGTGATGATAGTGCATTGCCAACGTTACATCGTTTACTTCTAGGCTTATCCTGAGATAACGTAACGCGCTTTCAATCTTTCCGGTTATTGCATCCAGATAAGATAGTGCAATGTTGGTAGCAGGCGTTGGAGAGACAGAAAGTTCCTCTCGAATTTTCTTTTCAGTGAAGGGATCTAAACTTTCCCTATCCAATAGAAGCGCATTGAATTGTTCAATATATTTTTGCGCTTTTTCTAATGGGATGCCTGCCGCCATGGATTATTTCTCTTACTAAAGGGATTGTGATTGTGAACTTTGAACAATATCTCGTCAACCTTAAAGCGCTCATCTCGGAAGATTGACATCAAACTTTAGCGTAACGCCTTTTTACAAGGGAATGATCCGATGATTTTAGGCGCATCCATGCTGTTCTGCAGAAGCTGGACGTTCAGGAAAGCTTTTCCGTTACGCTTCACAAACTCAAAGCCGTAATTGTTGCCATCGCGAGAAGGCATCAGGCCCATGTTAGTTTTAACGTTGTCCCAGTCATCTTTCTTACCAAGAAACGTAATCTTCTGTGATGTTACCTGCTCACCGTTGATTTTTGTCCAACCGTTATCAGCTGCATGAAGTAGATATCCGCCGCATTGCAAATCAGCAAAAGCTGCTGAACAAGAAAATAATAACGAAATTGTCAAAACTAACTTCATACGCTTCATGAATAAATCCTTTGCTGCGCTGAGGACGAAAGTAGATCAGCCGCGCCACGTGCTTCACACATCATATCCATGTACCACGCCTGCCCCCTTGTGTCGCCAGTGTACATAATCCCACGCACAATATAAACGCCATCCGTTGCGATGCTGGCAGGCTGCGATGTGGTGCCGCTTAGCGTAATATTTCCGTCCGTGTTCTGGTCGGTGATCTGCCCACCGGCCATCGCGATATCGTTGTTCGACAACGCGGTACGATACACTGAAGCCTGATCCAGTTGAATGAGCCCGTTAACCCGGATGTTCGGATTAATAAGCGCGCGGACGTTTACGCCGTTACCGATAGTCTGCTGCGGCATGCCAATAAGCCCGGTAGCGCTGTTGAGCACAATCGCTTCGTGAACATATTCATTATTCGCCACCATCTGGCGTTGACCATCCACGAATTGCCATGTTGCGCCACATTGCCCGGCTACATTATCCATAAGATGCCGCGTCATGCCAAAGAGTACCCGCCCCCGGGGGAATACAGTAGCAGGCATTTCAGGCGTCAGGCCTTCGGTCGCACCTTTGGCTTCGAAGTCTTTCATCAGCGCACGGTTCACATCAGCGACCGTGTAACCGGCAGCCAGCGTCTGTGAGGTTATACTGGTGGCAAAAGCCAGATCTGTATCGGCTGCCTGAATCAGGACGTAGGAATCAACCGGGCTGTCTTTTCCTGTGACCGAGTAGCGAATTTCACCGCTGAAAATCAGTCCGTAGTTGCGGCCATCACTCTGGCCCACGTCCGCCGCATCAACCTCCCGCACGGTCCCGACATCGCTTGCCGACACCTCCGGCGCGATACCGTCGTAACCCGCAATCAGACGCACTTTCGAAAACTCCTGCCCGGTAATTCGGTTCACAGTATCTGCCGAGAGGTTATAAATTTTGATAGTCCCTACCCGGGACGCGCTGCTGATGTTGAACCAGTCGATCGTAAAGGTGACTTTGAAATCACTTAGCTCAATTCCCTGACCGTTCCCGTCCACAAGCTGCAGCTCGAAATGTCTCATCCAGTTCTGTGACATGCTTACTCCGTTGATACCAGTAAATGACTGCGCCCGCCCAGGTCAGTTTTCGTGGGATAATCCTGTGTGTTGTCATCGCAGACCACCAACAGCTTAAAACCAAGTCCCATACAGGCGTACTGCGCCAGCAGGTCAGCGCCAGTGACGAGAGGTATACCGGAGATTACCGGCTCCCCTCTGTCGTTCTGCAGGTCCATAATCCAGTAAGGATCGCGCCATATGATGCTAATCCGCCAGGTGACACCACCCAGGACGATGCTGAACTGCTGGTTGTCCGCTGTCAGCGGAATTTCCTGAATTGTCATTATCCGCCTCCCAGTAATGACACCACGTTACCCGTGATGCTTTTCAGCAGTGAAGTATCTGGAGGCTTTGTGGTTTTGTTGCCGCTGTTCTGTACCGCCGACGTGCTGGCCCCTTCCTTCATGTTGGTTTTATCAGCGACGGTGATCTGCTGTGTCCGGGAGATAAGGACCTCCCTCAGGGTGAGGACGGCGGACAGGACGTTTTCGGTTGTCTTGTCCGTCGTCACTTCCAGCGCCCGGATCAACATGTTGCTGTACAGCCGTTTACCGGTTACCACATCGAAGGGGATACGGCTTTCCTGCAGATCCAGTAGCTCCTGATACGTCTGCTGAGGACTCAGGCCGAGCAGGCTGGTAGCCGTCAGGTTACTGGCAAAATCCAGCAATGCGCCGCCACCGGCGAAACCAACCTCCATCACCACTTCTGACGGTTTTTTATAGGCATGATCAGCGACAGCAGCCCCGACCTCTACCGGATGCTCTGTTATTTCAAGCATATCTGTATGCTTCTCTGAAATAACAACACTGGGAACAATCATTCCTATTTTTCTGCTCTGCTGATGAAAAAGTGTAGAGAGAATATCCACTAACCCACCCTCACCTGATTACTTCGCATGACCTGAGCATTTGCAGACTGTTGCCGACGTGCAACCTCATTACCGACAGCGTGCGGATCTCCGCCACCGTAAATGTGGTAGGTATTTTGCTGGTTAACCTCTGTCACTTTGCCACTAATTCCTGCCACGGCAGCCTTATTAATCAGCTCTCGGGAATAGATATTTCTTCCATTTTCATGCTGGATAATGCTGCTCATCAATGCTGACATGGTTTGCGGATCGCTCATATTCAGGGCAGCCCGGGGATCCACTCCCAGTCGTTGCGATACAGCCCTGATATACGCAGTTGTGTTGTTATTATCAGACGCAGGTGCCCAGGTAGAGATAATTTTCTCCACACTGTTTATTCCCCGTCCGGCGTACAGCATTAACTGACGAGCAAGAGCCCGTAATCCATCAAAAGCAGTTTCAAATCTGGCAAATCGCCCGCCCGGGCGTTCAAGAGAAGCCCCTGCCTGACCAGCAAAATTAAGGTTTCCCGGATTGTTATTCCGTTCTCCTCGTTTCGTAGCCTGTGCATATTGTTCCGGCTCATCATCACCAAACCAGCCGCGTACCGTCCGGCCCACGCTGCGAGGATCGAATCCCCAGTGCTCTTTAATCCAGTCGGCAGTACTGTTAGCGCTGTCTGTAACCATCGGCATCGCTGACGGATTTTCGCTGCCCTGATTAAGTATCTGTTTGCTGATGCTGACGGCATCAGCCCAGCGGCCATCTTTGATAGCGTTGAGCAGGTCGGCGATCATGTTCAGCATTTTGCTGAATTCGCCCATCTGGTCGATGAAGTTGCTGAAATCCCACTTCAGGGACCATGATTTGGGGTCAATATTGAGCAGTTTCGCCAGCGCTTTCGCCAGGTCGTTAACGGTTGTTTTAAGGTCACGAACCATCTTCAACGCGGCATCGACCTCCGGTTTCCACTTGCCCCAGTCAATCAGGCTGTCGCCGCCTTCCTTCCAGGTCTGATAGTCCTCCCACAGAAGGGCAATCCCCGCCGCCAGCGCAGTAATAAGGCCAATCGGCGACATCCAGAACGTACTGTTCAGAATGCGCAGCGCAATCGTCAGTGCGCCAAACAGCGAGATCAACTGCCGCGTTTGCTTATCCAGCGATTGCCACCAGGTGATGAGACCTGATGTTCCTTCAATCAGTCTGAAGAACAGCCGCCCGATAATATCCCCGAGCGCCAGAATGCCTTTTATGGCTTTCGTCAGGGTCAGCTCGATACGAGGGAAGTTGTCCAGGATATGGCGGCGCAGGGTGTCCAGCGAACCCGCAAGCCCACCCGCAAGATTAGAGCCGATTTTGTCACGGGCCATGCCTGCCATCGCGCTAAACTCACGCAGGGAGGTCATAAATTTGTTGGAGCTTCTGGCCGCCTCGTCAGCATTGAAGCCGATAGCTTTCGCCATTGCGCTGTACTGCCCGGAGAAGCCACCCACACCCCGGCGCATCGCCATAAGGGTATTTTCGTCAATGCCCAGCATCTGCGCATACTGGTTAGCCCGGTAATACGGCATGCCGCTGAGCTTCTGGCCTACACCTGTAAAAATAGCGGCCATGTCACGCATGTTACCGCTGGCATCCCGTGTCTGTACCCCCAGACGATTCAGAAATCCCTCAGCCCCGGGGCTATTACGGATAAAACGGGCAAGGCTCTCCAGTGACCCGCGCGCAGCGTCTGCACTGCCGCCAACCTGCGAAACCGCATAGCCAATAGACTGAATTCCATGGACCGTCGCGCCGGTGCGCTGTGACGCCCAGTAAAGATTATCCAGACCGGAGGCGATCTTAGCCGTGAAGGCCACCACGGACAGTGCAGTTCCTTCGACGGCCAGCCCCATTTTGATGACATTTGCAGTTGTACCGGCGAGGACAGAACCGAACTTTTTCGCTCCTGCATCATCCACACTGAAGCCAAGCGAGACGAGGAAATCTTTAATAGTTTCAGCGTTCATTATCCTCTCTCCATTTCTCAATGCGCCGCTGGTTATCCGCTTTTACCGCCAGATGGTCATTCAAGAGAGCAATGTCGTACAAATCGACAGAGCCATCTTTAAGTGCTGTATAAGGAATTAACCCGGCGTCAACCGGATTGAGAAGGTAGGACAGCCCGTCCGGCAGGCTGTTAAACGTCAGCCCTGTTGCAGGCTCTGCGTCGTGCTGGTAAGGGGTGTAGGCAAAAAATTTCCCAGCGAATCGGCGACCACCCGCGCCACCAGATGAAGCATGACCAGCAGGTCAATATCATCAAACATCAGTTCGCCCCGGGTAAATACTGGCACCCATCCGTCCATATGACGCCGCGATACCACCGCAAGACAGGGATGAATAATCGCATCAGTGTCATCTTCAGTCAGGGAAGACAGTTCCTCAGCGATACGCGGGAGCATGGTTTCAAACACCGGTTTTAACTGCTCGAATTTCACGGTGTCGATTTTGCCATCAGCAGGCAAACGGGAGCGAATGCTCCCGAAATCTGACATCATTCCTGCCAGCACCGGCAGAAGTTTGCGGGTCACTTTCAGCTGGTCAAAAACGCTGAGTTTTGCCACGCGATATTTCACGCCTTTGATTTCGAATTCCATGTATTAAAACTCCCCGAGAACCTGGTCAATCTTGCCGCAGTCAAACACCCACGGCATCGTATTACCGGTTTTAGCGTTGGCGTTATCCGGTTGTTTCTGGAACGCAACACTGCGTGCCGTGATGATGTCGCCGCTGACCTTGTTGCGGATCACGATAACGTTATTCCCCCATGTGGCAGAAGACTGGCTCTGTGCGTTATACGCCAGCGACAATTTTTTATTTGTCGGTGATGTCTTCAGAAGGTTAACGGTAATCGTCCCGCTTTTATCTGCATGGAGACTGTGCATCACTTCGCCATCAGCACCGATGGTCATGGTGTTTTTAGGACCGCCCATCGCAACCACAATCCCCTCTTCAGAACTTGCCGAACCGTACCCGAGGTCAATCGAACCGGTCGGCCCGGTCAGCGTCGCAGTGACATCCATAAAAGAATAGGTAGACATTCACTTCCCCTTAGCGAACAACGTTAATCAGTACGTCAGCGTAATGAACCGCGCCTGCAAGTTTTATTGCAGCCTGAATCACCGGAGCCTTACGGGCTTCACGTTCTGATTGTGCCTGTTCATCCAGCGGCTGGGCGTATACGTAATAACCTTTGGGCAGTGTGTCACCTGATGACAACTGACCAAGGTCGCCCCCGTTCCATACGCCCGGAGCAATCAGTCCATTCTGAACGGCCTGATCCAGTGATTTTTCAACATTTGATAACAGTCGGGTAATACCGGCTTCAGTCTGGGGAACTTTCGTGGTGCTGGTATAAAGCAGGTTATAGAGGTTGGTCTGCACATAATTCTGTAACCAGTCCAGGCCGTGGCGTTCATCAAAGAAATCGCCGTTAGCCATCACTCCCTGCTGGAGGATAGCTGTATCATTCTGGTAGTACACGAACACATTGCAGTTTTTTGCATCAAGTGCCGATGCCTGGCTGACTGTCAGTGTTTCATACCCGACACCCGGCTCCTGCTTAAACTTGAGCGTAATCGCGGTATTACTGCCATTGAAATTAACCGTGAATGCCCGGCCAAATGCAGATAACGCAGCGTATTTATTACCCGATGAATACTGAATAAAACTGCGTGAATATCCGGCGGTTTTCAGTTTTGATGCCAAATCATCGCTGGATGCAGTCTGCAGGCATTTCTCATCGCCTGTCGTAATCGCCAGAATACGGCTTACAGAAGAGGATTCGATCGCCGCAGCCACTTTCAGCCAGTCTGCATCCGGAATATCTTCATCGTCTGCAATCCCCAGCCCATACCATGAAGTATAATCGAGCATGGCATTCACAGCCTGCTCCAGCGTCTCAGGCGTGGCCTGTTCGCTGTCTCCCTTCGTTTTCACCCAACGACCAACAAAAACCTCCTGAGGTTTCGGTGATTGTGAGAAAAACACCTGCGCAGCCTTATATTCTGGTGATTCCACGCCAAAATCTTTTCCAATATCTTCCGCGGCAGAATAACGACGAATGCGCTCACTTACCGGAATGATTGTGGACGGGCCGAGAATGAGTAATGCACCAAAATTTCGCCCTGATGCTGCACGCGGCGACATGATCACATCAACATTAACAACGTTTGATACAGGCAAGCCCTGTGCCATAGCTTAATCTCCGAAAAAGATGACTGGTGCTTCCACCAGCGATTTAATACCGTACTCGCGCACAACCTTCCGGCGCAGACGCACCGTCATATCGTAGCGGCGGACCCATTGCTGATTAATAAGTTCAGGGAAGGGAGTCAGACCTGTGTAATCGCCAAGAGACAGCCCCAGCGCATTCAGTGCTGCGTTGTTCTGCGGTACAGATATACCGTCACGAAACCGGGACGCATACACCATCCCCGCCGGACCATAAAACGAAGCCATACACTCAATCGTTTCATGCCGCCAGAGCTGAGAGCCATCATCGGTCTGTCTGGTGAATGCCGGACTGTCATCACCTGACCATCCGATAACCCCAAACGCACACCAGTTCGTTTCAGCCGGTAGCAGTGGCGGTTGCTCTTTCTGCCAGCGCGGACGAACCATCCCGGCAGACAGACCGGAAACGTTACGCATCCACTGGCTTAACAGCCTGTCGAGCGCTTCGTCATAATCCGGATCGCCACTGGTTGGTATCAGCCATCCGCGCTCTGTGCTGGTGTTATTGCTCAACCGGAATTCCCCCATCAAACGGCAGCAACTCACAATGCGCCTGAACGAATCCGGCACCATACGCTGTATACGGGTCGACGAAAGTCACACGATAATCACGGCCCTGATACGTCACGATATCGGCATCACGGCCAGTCTGTCCCTGCGTCAGTCGCTCAGTCGTCACAATCAGAATTGCACCACTGATTACCTGCCCGGCCTGCATACGACGGTTTTCCAGAGAGCGATCAACAGTTACGACTCCGGCAAACTGCTTTTTAACTTCGCTGTCGCTGCCGATCCCGTCCTCATCCACCGTTTGCACACGGCGTGTTACCCACAAATTGAAGTCGCAAAAATCGGGGTCAAAAAGCACATCTGTTACATCAAGAGTCGGCATTTTTATCCCTCACAACATGGGTAATCGCTCTGCGATATTGCCCGGTGTCAATTAATGGTTTCGCCAGTTCGGTTCCCGGGGATTCGCCAGCAGCACGCCGGGCAAGTTCCAGTGTTGCCCCCTTGCGCCCCCGACGAGCCCGGGCTTCAACAGTACTGTCAGCAAGCGGCGTAAAGCCGGTAATGGTCATGTAACGCCTGACGCCATTAGCGGCCAGTGTTCCGGCACGGTTGAGTGCGCTTTCTGCTCCCGCAGCATTACCATCAAGTGCAGCCTGCGCCGCGGCTTTGAGCTGCGGCACCGTCTGCTCTTCTGCCGATTTAACGCCGGGGACCAGGTGAGGTCGTGGCGGGATGTTCTGCTCTGGTGAGCCGTATTCGTTGAGGTAACCGATGCCCGCATTACCAAACGGAACATCATCCCGCTCGCTGTCTTCCGAAGGGATGCCGACCAGCACATCTTTTTTGGTTAACGAGCTGAGCGCATCCAGAATGGCCTTAGCGTTATCCACCCTCGTTGTTACACCGCTTTTGAAACTCATAGCTGGCGACCACCTGCACCGAACATCGTGATCAACTGATAAAATTCAGCGCCATATCGGGTGTTATTCCAGAAACCTGCATCAGGATTCAGCGTCGCGCTGGTGTCATAACTGACGCTTACCTTATCCACGGACTTTGAGGACTGAACACCATTGGTTGAACCGCCCGGCCCGCCAGCCAGCATCGCCCGGCTGTCTGCCGCCCAGAGCGTCATGTAGTGTGCAATGAACAATCCGGCAAAGTACGGAAACAACTTTTTGCTGGTGACGTTTTCGCTCAGCAGTTCATCGGCCAGATTCAGACGAAACTGGATTTGCGCTTCGGGATATTTGGTAGGGTCAGCAAACTGCGGGAAGTCGCGGCGAAAATCACTTACCGCTGGCAGACTTTGATTCTTTGGCATTTTTTACCTCGTTACGCGCGTCTGTGGCTTTGCCAACGGATACTTCCGCATGCGCACGAGTGAACCAGTGCGTGGCAACGTCTTCCTCCACAGCATGACGGCCTTTAACAAACTCGCGCCGCGAACCGTCGGGAAGCGTGAGCACAAACGGGGTATGTACGTGTATTACTGCATTATTTTTTGCCATCGGGTCATCCTTAATGGCCCCGCCAGGGGGCCATATGGCTGTTAAATGCCATCAACGTACGAAATGGTTTCTTTGTACACTGGCTCGACTGCACCCAGCTTGCCGTAGTAAGTGACGATCTGATACAGACCACGATACTGCACCGGCACGCTCTGAAGCGGAACCAGCGGGTAGCGGACGTATTTTTTATCGTTGGTGTACGCAACCATGCGATCCTTTTTCCCCACACCACGGCCTTTCAGCCATTTAACCGCGCGGATATTCAGCGGAACACCGTTCTGGTGATAGCTGATGGTGTTGGTCTGAAGGTACGTCAACAGGGACTGGTTACCCGCAGATGAAACGATGATGCTGGACAACAGAGCAAACTGCTCAGGCGGGATCAGCAAATCACGCGGAACCACAGAGTAACCGGAAGCGGCCCACGCATCAGACAGCACCTGGTTAATGCTTGCGCGGATTTCGTCCGGTGTTGAGGTTGCCCACGTTTTGGCAGCGTTGTTGACAGGAACACCATTCAGGGTAACAAGGCCTTTCAGGTTTAATGCGGAATCGCCAACATACACCTGTTCATCGTTATCCATCTGCCATTTCAGTTGCATCCCGTCATACTTCTGCGTATCGATCGGGCGTCCGACCTGCTGAGCAGCCTGCAATTCTATGACCGTCCAGCCAAGTTCCATCCCCCACAGGTTCAGCGGGTTACCGGATTTGCCGATATCCACGTTTACGCCAGCAATAGCGGTTGAGTCTTTGCCTACCCAGTTTTTGCCATTCGGATTTGCACCAGTACCCGCAGCGGCGAAGCTGGTATTCGTCCAGCTGGAAATGTCATCTGCGATAGAGACATCTTCACGCAACTGAATATCGCGGGTCCAGGTGTACCCCACCAGTGGCAGGTTCAGCGTCTGGTCGAGTCGTTCCAGCTCCCCGATGAGAAAGGCACCAGAGCTGTCAACGGTTGCCTGATCAAAAGTAATCATTCGTCTGTTCCTTAAATCTTCCAGGAAATTTCTGCATTGCCGTCAGCATCACCGGCACCTGTGAATTCAGCGTTGGTCAGCACCACGTTTTTGCCACTGACTGACGTGGACATGAATCCACCCAGCGGCACTTTGATGGATTCATCAGTGGAGACGACAACGTATACCGGGTCGCCTTTTTTGATGGTGCTGGCATCAAAATCAGAACCGAGATTAACGGTCACGTAGCCACGCTTCATGGCGTCGCCCGGGAAGTTCTTGCCACTCCCCACCTGGCGAACCATGTCCGGCTGCGAAGTGGTCGGATAAGGGCGCACGTAGATCCCCTTCACCTTGTCTGCGGTATCACCATCTGCCAGCGGCACGAAAAAACCGTCATCATCGTATTTACCAGCCAGCCCATAGGCAGCGAAGGCGTTATCGGATTTAAGGACCACCGGTTCGACGGTTAAGTCCTGCGGGCGAGAGACAGCCCCGGCAATGCCAACAGGCATCCGGTACAGAAATACATTATTCATTTTTTACCCTTTACGGTTTGCCCAGAATTCAGCGTTTTGTTTGTTCAGGGAAGCGATACTGGTCATGCCCATATTTGGGCGCTGTGCATCGCCGGTGGTGGCGCGGGTGTTTCGCCCTTTGGCAATCTCAGACATGGCATTAAACGCCATGTCGACCGATTGTTTCGGCAATTTGCGGATATCCGCATCACCGACTATCTGGCGAACCAGCGTTTTGTCAGCAGAAGCCAGAACCTCGCGTTTGAACGCGGTCGGTTTCATCTTACGGCTCAGATCGATACCCGGAACGATAACTTCGGCACGCCAGGCTGAGTCACCAGTAATCGTGGTTTCCTCTTCATCGTCCTCGCCGTCACCGGTCGGATTATCGTCAGGCTTATTGTCGTTATCGCCCGTCGCATTTCCTTCCAGCTTAGCCAGCAGGGCTTTCAGTAATGTTTTGAGGTCATCACCACTGTCGCCGGTTGGACCTCCGCCCATCTCTGGTGCTTTGTCCGGTAGCGGTTGCTGCGGGGACAGGTTGATGTTGAGATTAACGCCCTGCGGCAAATCCCCCTCATCTCCTGTAACCGATGCGGGAGCCGACTCCACCAGTTCGTTCATGGTGTCAGCGTCACCCGTTTTGATGGCCGTGCGCATGCGGGTCCACCAGCTTTTCTTTTGATTTGCCATTGTGTCTCTGTCTCCAATTGCACAACGATTTCCGGCTCTGCCTTTAGGGACAAGAGCCACATGGTTTCCGGTAATATCGACCTGCTCGGCTTTACCTGGCTCGGTCTGCTCATACTCCGCGTCATAGCCGCACGACACTTCGCGCAGGCCATCTTCGATAAGCTGAATGGCGCTTTCGTCTTTGACGATAAGGTCAGCCAGCATCAAATCAGACTGCTCACCCGTCCCGCGCCGGACATTCTGGAGGTGCCCGACAGCAAGCTCTTTCCAGTTCTCGGGATTTACCAGCCGCACATTCCCGTTTTCATCTTCAGGATGCAGGATCGTGATGCTCATCCCTTCGAATGAGGCAAGCGTGGCCGGATGGAATACCTGCTCAGGAGAACGCGTGACGACTATTTCACCGAACTTATCGGGTTTCAGTTTTGGCAGGTCATCAGCACCATAGAGCTGCTTACCTGTTCGTCCTATCGGCACGTCTCTGCACAGCAACGAGCCATCAGCCAGCTGATAGCGGGTTTCCCCCAGCCGGGTATTGAAAAAATATTTCATGTGTTACCTGCGATTCAGGCGGGATAAGAATGGGAGGTGGGAAAAACGATTTCTTTATAACAGCGACAATTCGGGAACTCGCCAGCGTGACCTGCCATGCCGTCAAGCGTTGGAGGTTTGCCCCATTCGACAAATTTACCTTCCATTTCCCGATGAGAATGCCTGACGTCACCATCTTCGGCTGTACGCCAGATATAACCATTCGAACCAATTGACAGCGCACGTGCCTGATCCAGCGCGCCGGTTGCACGTCCAAGTTCAGTACGGGCAATCAGGTCAGCTCTGGACTTTGCTATATCACCCGATGCTGCAATTTCTTTAGCAAAATGTTCTGCTCTCCCACCGGTCACAACAGCTTCTATCGCCCGATTCTGGATGTCGTACACCCTGTCAGCCGCCTCGAGGGGGAGCGATTTGATGTACTTGACCTGTTCGGCGATGATGGATTGCATCACCTGGCCCACAGGAGCGCTTTCCACAAGATTGCGGAGCTCGCGACTGATGTTCTTGCTGTGTTGCCGCCAAACTTTCTCGTTCTGCCGGGTCAGGTCCGCAGTAAAGTTTTCCGCGACCTTTGTCGCCCAGGGGGTGATGATTTCACTGTAGCGTTCCAGCGCCTCAATAATTTCCGTGATACTGTCATTTGAACCATCGTAGCGACCATTTACGATGTCTCCGACCGCCCGCGCTATCCTGCGTAGGCTGGTTCGATAGCGGATTTCCGCCTGACGGTTCCTGCGGTTCGTCATCAGGTTCGCCGATGCCGGGCGGCGCTTCATCTTCGGCATTCTCGATGTCCTCGTCGGTAATGGATGCCCCGATGCCGGTTACGTCAGAATTTTCGCGCAAATCAGTCATAGCGGCTTTCAGTGTCATCAGACCATCACCCAGCGCTGTACTGATTGCGTTGGTGGTATTTAACGCCACCGTTGAACGATCGACATCAGACATTTGCCAGAGCGGGTTAAACTCAAACGTGAAATCATCCGGGAGCGGCTTGCCAAGTTCCGAACGATGCATGATGTCCAGTATCCGCCGCACCGGAAGACGTAAACGTCTCTCCTGCAACGAGCTTACCCGGTCGTAATAGTTGGCAAGGTCTGCATCGCCGGTAGAAAATCCCTTCGGGGACTGTCCGAACAACCGCACCAGTGGGATACCAACAGCGCCACTAATCTGTTCTGCAAACTGTGAAAGGATGTCATCCAGACCACTGAAGCTGTACTGATGGGTTTCAAACTTATCCCGCGAGTCCATGAGCGTCATGCCTTCATTGCTCTGGAACTGTCGAATCAGGTCGATATTCTTCAGCAACGCTTCATACGCAGGACCACCAAGTGCGATAAGCTCACGTAGCTTCTCCACGCTGTAGGTACGCAGATGCGCCTTGTAGACCAGCTGCGCCGCACCGACAGTAGCGCTGTCGAACGCGGTAAGACGATCCCAGATACGCTCTACAACCGACATTCCCCATTCGTTCTCGGTCATCTTCTGCTGAAATGGCAGCGTGACGCCATCAAAGCGAATCAGGCGACTGTGATGAATGCGCCAGGCAGGAATTCCCGTTGCTGTGGTCACCACATCGTAAAACTCAGGTTTACCCAGGTCCGGCCCCATATCTTTAATGCGGCGGGTCAGTACCGGGTCAATCATCCAGCGGTCGAGCGGGAGAATCCCCTTAAACTTGCCCTTACCGATGGTTTCGGGTCGCAGCGGGGTCATTGGTGCCTGCCCCTCAATCATGATGAAACCCACCGCGCCGCCGTAGAGGCGCGACCATTTCAGCACGTCATTCAGCGCATCCCAGACTTGCAACTCATCCAGTTGTGATTCGAGAATGCCACGATCTTTTGCATCAATTTCCGAAGTGATGCGAATGCCTTTGCGGGTCATATCATCCGGGATAGCATCGACTGCTTCGCCGATGATCCAGGATGAACGATAGGACCATTCCACCAGCATGCGGTTACGACTGGTGAAATTAGCCCGGTAGGTGGATGCTGAGTGCTGGTTAGGTGTCTGCATCCCTACGCGGGCGATAAAATTCTCATAACCATCAGCTGTGGCCTGCGCAGTTCGCCGCAGGGCTTGTTTGTTTCGTGCCATCAGGCCTGTCTCCCTAGCAACTCCCAGATGTTCAGGGCTGAATTCATTGGGGCATAGTTGATCATCACCGAGTCGGCAAGATTTGGCGACCGGGTCCCATCAGGCTGTTTATCAATAACGATTTTTCCCACACCATTAATGGAATAGGTCGGCTGCGAAAGCTCGATGATGAGTTTATCTTTGAGTGCCATGCTACTGCTGATTGAGATGATCTCGTCCGGGTTGTAAGCCATACCTTCAACCACGGCGCGCCAGGTATTCTGAAAAAGTTTACGTAACCGCCACCAGCTCTGGGCTTTGGCGTTAGCGAAGAAGTCCTTGTTCAGACGTGCGGCTTGCCCGTTGTCCCCGCGAACAGCTTCATCATCCGGATCAAATACCGCGCCACTACCTCGAAACGGTGTGGCGAGTATTGACGGTCGACGCGCAGCGTTACGCAGTTCGTTGATAGCGCGCGCATCGCCGCGAACGCCAGCGCCCAGCCCGTCCTCGTCAAAGCGAAACTCGTCGAGGTTGTCCTGTTCGCAAAAACCGAAAACCTTCTCAACTGACAGATAAATGTCGCTGCCCACACCGGACCATTCCCGCACATTTTCCAAGAGGAAGCCATGACGGGTGGAAAAGGCATTTTTGTCCCTGCCTTCGTCGGCGACATCCATCGCGCCAAGTCGTTTGCCTGTTGGCTGGATACCCAGTTTGATATGTGCATCAACGGCAGCCTGTACCCATTCGGATGGAATCAGGACGCCTTCCGCTGATGCGCTGTAGTTCAGATCAAGTTCCTGTGCCACCACCACCGGATTATCGATTTTCTCGCATTCCCTGCGATACCACTCTTCATCCTTGCGAGGATCATCCCGCCAGTGGAATGTGAATACCGGTATCTTTCCGCCATGACGCTTCTGAGCGAACGGGTTAGCCATGCCGTTAACTGAACTCAGGTCGATACGGCAACGCGTCGTTTGTGACAACGCCGCATCAATCAGCAGAGGACGCTGAAGGAATGCAGCCTCATCAACCAGATAAAGCGTGGTACGGTCACCACGACCAATATTATCGCCAGCCTCGCCTTTGATAACGGCACCAGTTTCAGGAAACTCAACACGCATATATGGCGCGTGCTTCTTCTCGCTCCACGAACCGCGAAACTCTACAGGTAGCGTTTCCACGAACTTGCGCGCCTTCCAGAACAATGCTTTCGGGTCACCAGTGCTGTCGACGTATTCCTCTTTACGGGAGCCGAAACCGATAACCATTTCTTTGTTGAAGAGACAAAGCGAGCAGGCCAGTCCGATCGCGGTCCAACTGAGCCCCATTTCACGGGATTTTTCGGTAATACCATTCTCCCGATTGCTCCAGCGTTCCATAATCCAGTGGATCCACTCCTCCTGCTTAGGGAAGAGTAAAAACGGAATGGTCACCGGCAGGCCATAATCAATATTACGCGGGTCCGTTGTCATGCCCCAGTCGATGATGAACTGAGCCGGATTAGTTCGGTAAAACTGTTTTAGTGCAGGCAATATTTCAGGATTCTGGCGAATGCGCTGTAGGCGTTCCATCCGCCATTCAAAAACCATCTGGTAATCAGGATGTTTAAAATCGAAGGGGAATGGTAACGGCATACTTAGCCCATTATTTTTCTATACGCCTCTGCAGCCTGCTCCGGCGTTAAGTTGGTAATTTCTGTTCTGACTGGTCCTCCATCAGCGCCAGTCACTTCATTTTTGACGTTGTCTTTAAACGCCTGAACAGAAACATGACGCCCAAGCAACTCAAGGTTTTTAACCTTATCAGGCCACTTAATCTTTTTAAGGATCCCGACCATTTCTCTGTCATCTCCTCGCCCCTCAAACATTTCAGCGAGGTTAAATCCACTCAGGTACCGACGCCACGATTCCGGCCACGCAGACAGAGGCTTAATACTTAAATCGTCCTCCAGGATGTCAGCCACATCGAGCCTGTCGATCTCAACCAGTCGCATCAGCACATAATTCGCATCAATGCCCAGTTGATCAATACGCTCCTGCTTTAGCTCGTTGATGCGGGCGCGTATCTCAGGTTTACCGTATAGTTCAGCCCCCGTAACATGTGCTCGCCTGGAGGCGTAGCCTGCGCGAATAGCTGCTTGTGTAGCATTAAGATCGACAAGAAACTCGCGACAAAACACCTCGTGTTTTGCTTTCAGCTTCTTAGTCATTTTATTTTCCAGTTATCAGGTCATTATCGAAGCCCCTCCAAGAAGAGCTTCTGTAATGCTATTACCGGGATTGTTCTATTTGTCGGACACCAGCCAACTGGTTATTCGCCTTCTCGATGGCTGCCAACAATGGGTTAATCCACAGAACAGCCTGGCAATATGTCAACGTTCTGGTGGTAGTGGCACGATCACCGGCTGGGTCAATGTACCCGGAATCGGCGTGCACTGAGCTGGCGCGTAAACGGTTCGCGTAGTTGAGCAACCCGACAGCAATATCAGCAGGAACAGGGAAATCACAGTTCTTTTCACGGAGCAGAACCTCACGGTATTTGATGACTGTCTTCTCGTGACCGATGTCGACCAGAGAATTTAATCGGCTTGCGTTTTCTGCTATCTGGTTAAAACGATTGAAGTTGAATGCCTGATTAGCTATCACTTTCCCTTGATATTCAGCTTCACCTTCCGCTTTATCAGCCCGCAACTTTTCTGCCTGATACTTGCTATGGTAATGGTTTGCAAGCCAGACGAGCGCCCCAAAGGCAGTGAAGAAAAATGCCGCAATGACAATCTTATAAGTCAGCTTCATTTACCACCCCACCAGCATCTTTAAACCTGGAAATCAGGTCACCGATTTTATGTTCATACTGACCGTAACCTGCACCAGGTAACGACGCCCAGATATTGCTGCAACGGTCGATTGCCTGACGAATATCGCCGCGGTCAATCATCGGTAAAGCGCCACGCTCTTTAATCTGCTGCAGCGCCACAGAGTCCTGACTTTCTGGCGAAAAATCTTTCAGGCCAAGCTGCTTGCGGTAGGCATCCCACCAACGGGAAAGAATCTGGTAACGTCCGGCGGCTGTTGATTTGAGTTTAGAGTTTAGCGTGACAAGTTTGCGAGGGTGATCGGAGTAATCAGTGAACAGTTCGCCACCAACAATAACATCATAACCGTGGTTACGTGTCGGTTGTCGCCCGTTATCCGTTCCTTCTGACCATGCCACCATATCAAGGAAAGCTTTACGCTGGGGATTTAGTACATGCATGAATTACTCCTTAGAGCCACCAAACTTGTTACCGATTACTCGCATTGCAGCCCCACGAATAGCATCGACACCGATCAGCCCAACACCACCACCAATGGCAACAGAAAGCGATTTAGGCCATCCAACATACTCAAGAGCGGATGCAAAGGTCAGCGTCAGAGCACCACAGAGCAAAATCTCAAGCGTTTTTCGTTTCCAGCCGCCGCCACCGCCAAAATAGGCAATGCGCAAACCAGCCATAACAATTGACATAACCACTGCGCCCAACGGCGTATCTCCACGCCACCAACTTTGTAAGAGTTCCAGTAAGTCAGGCCAGGAATGAGGAGCATTGTGCATTTTCATACTTCCCACCTCCGCCATTACGGGGTGTTGTTGAAAGGCGGGCCCTGCGTATACGCCCGTAGGATTGGGTTATGAGCCGTCCTTCGGTGGGCCCTGAATACAAAAAAAGTTCGCCATAGCGAACCTTGTTAAATTTGTTAAAAAAGGAGGTTATTTAACATAATGTACGTTATAGGAACCACACGATCACCGCTCGCAATAGATTTGCGATGAAAGGCCTATTTAATCAACTTAAGTGGTCCAGAATGACGAAATTCGAGTGAATAAGAGGTGCATAAAAAAGGGCAAAAACTGCATAGCGTTTTTTCGCGACGAAAACCCTGTTTTATTAACTTTTACTGAGAATAGAGCATTAAAAAAGCCCCAATGATTTGGAGCTCTTCGTTGAGGTCAGAAATTCAACTCATACCAGCGTAGCGCAGTTTTTGCGTAGCGCACTAATACTTTTTTCATCCCTTTGAATTTCGACCTCAGGATCCATCTGAAGGCTCACACCCAGCATGCAGAGACACCCCTCAATGAATCCCTCTGCTACCTGCAACTGCTGGCGGATAAATCCTTCAGAACAGCGACGCCGCCGCCCTATCTCACGTTTGCTTACCCCGTAGACGTAGTACAGCATAATGACGTCCAGTTCCTCAGGCTTACGGACCTGCTGCAGCCGACAGACGCAAGCATCGATAATCAGGCCATCGTCGTCACAGCAACTCAGCCTGCCAGGCGAGCTGCTGACTACCAGCCCTTTAAATCCCGCCGCTATTGGAGCCCAGCTCACTGTGGTGTTGCTATCGGCAGCCCATCCACCCCAGCGCTCTAAAACCTGTTGAATATTACGCATAGCTCTGACCTCTACGTTTTTCTACGAAAAATTTTTCTGAGAACTACGTCTGTTTATCCGTGGGTGTGGATAACGCAGTTCCGATCCGCATATTGCATGTATCAACATGCAAAAAGTTGCTAATTCGGAGTGGAACCACCTGCCCCCACCTGGAACCACCTTTTCCTAACCTTTCCCTCAATCGACTTATATATATATGGGGTTTCTAGTAGAAAGGCGGTTCCAGTGGTTCCAGTAGTTCCGCCCCGCTTGCCACAAGGTCTGCAAGGTGGAACCACCTTCTCTTTTAGGTGGTTCCGCGTGGTTCCAGCGGTTCCCAAACCTTGCATTTTTTCCCCCTAATTCGCCTTTGGGCACGCTTATACCCGCAATTTTGCAAAACATTACTAATTCGCATTTCTTCGCGTTTTCCGATGCGGTCAGGATTTAGCCCAATCGCATCACGCAAAACATCACTTGCGCGTAAAAATTCGCAATTTCGCGGAAGTTCATTAGTCATCAGGTCGGGCGTGTCGAGCCATTTCTCTACCGTTTCAAGCCAAGCATCCTTGATGGTGTACTGTTCATGGACACTCGCTGCCAGTTGTTCAGCCTCACGGAACTGGATACCCCCCAGACGCTGAAACACCTCACGAGCCTCAGCCCAAAGTAAAAGGAGATCTCTTTTTATCGCTTTCACGTCGACTTTCGACACTTCCACGGGGAGCCAGCGACGGTTACCAGTCTTGTCCGCAAGGAATTCGTCCTCATTGGTGGTACCAACGAACACCAGGCGACGAGGAAACTGGGTGGCGAACTCCCGGTATTTCGGGATCCAGTTTTCGTGAGTACGCGTCACAAACGCTTTGATTGACTCCAGCTCTTTGGTATTAAGTCCGCGCAGTTCACCAATCTCTGCCACCAGCCGACCACGCATTTTTCGAGCGAGATCATCGTCTTTTTCGGCAAAAGAGATTTCAGTAAAAAACGCAGGATCAGGGCTCAGTGCCTCCACTCCGGAAGACTTACCGCAGCCCTGCGGACCAACGAGGATCGGCACCATATCCGCTTTGATGCCTGGCTCCAGTACTCGCCCCGCCAACGCGGTCCACATGTACATAGACACCGCACGGGTATAAGGCGTGTCGGCGGTACCGAAGTGCGTATGGTAGAAACATTCGATGCGCGGCACGCCATCCCACTCCAGTCCGTTCAGCCAGGTGATCGCTGAATCGAATGGTTGTTCATCGGCTGCAAGTAACACCACATCGCGAATAAGTTCACGGCCAACAGGTTTAAATCCCCGCTTTTCCATCGTGATGCGCAGGCGCGCATAATCCGCATCGGTGAATGCCCGCCATTGTCCGGATCCTGCCGGGGCAAACATGATTTCGTCGCGGAACTGGTCAAAGCGAATATCGATGTCCACAAAATCAGGGCGTACTACTGCTTTGGCTGCGTTGCTGATGGTTGCCTCGATACGCCCCCATTTATCACGCTCGAAAGCAGGCAGCGGTAAAGGTTCCGCCACTTCGATGCTGGTCAGATCTTCGAAATCGTCGTTGCGGATCCCGATGGCATTCAGGAAATCTCCGTCATCACGATGCGCGCAACTGGCATGCAGGCATTTAAAATGCCCCTGCTCAAAGCCTGCGGTTCCCGCAGGAAAATAAACTGTGCTTGTTGGATCGCCTCCGCTACTGTGGCCGTCTTCAAACGGACAGCGGATATATCGTTCACCGTTTGCGCCATCCAGCAGCGTCCAGCCATTGGCATCAAGATATTCAGCTGTATCATCCGTCGCGCCGGGCGTGAATGCTGAACGGTCGCGCATCTTCGTGTTGCCCGCTTCGGTGGTTACCGACACAGGGAGTTGTTCAGCCAGGCGCTGCCACAGCGTTTCAAGCTGCTCACCTGTAATAGCCGGAGGTTCATCCGGCAAACCACCGTCCCATTCAATACGCGCGCCGCTGCTGTGCGTACCACAGGCAACGAACTGCTGCCCGTTCGCCAGCAACTCGATAATGCCCATATCCCCCGCCAGGCGATGGATACGCTTACGGAAATCACCATCAACGGCCAGCAGATACAGACACTTATTACTGTTTGCTCGCCAGCGTCGCGGCGGCGACTCACCCAGAAGTTGCACAAGTGTTTTGCGAATATCTGCCTGAATGTCTTCATCTTCGCTATCGCAGTCCAGCGCCAGCCAGCCATGGCCTGTACGCACGCAGATGCCATAATCCGGTTCATTCGACCAGCGGGCAAAATCATGCTCAGTAACAACATGCCCGGTCCATTGAGCAATACCGGTGACCTGGCGGTCCCGGTTATAGCGACTCGGCGTCTTACCCAACGCTTTCAATTTACTATCAGGGGATATGGTCGCACTGGGGTTACATACAACTGGGAGAAGATGAGCAGTCCGCCCCAATACCAGGTCGAAATGAAACCACTCATCAGGCGTAGCGCCCCATGGTTTGCTATCGGACATGGGTTACACCTTTTGTCTAGCTGTCACTTCCTGAAAAAGTTTTTCTATCGCACGTACTGTAGAAAAGCGAGGGTCAGAATGAACCCCGGTAAGAAGCCGACTAATAGAAGACTGCTTCACGCCTGCAATTTCGGCAATTTGGTTTTGGGTATACCCTGAATCAATCAAGCTTTTGACCATCTCTTGTGGTGTTAGTCCGGACATATTTAAGTCTCCACTTTCGTCTATAGCGCAAATTTATACGAAAACGGATTACTCAGCAATACAGCAATTCTATGTCATCCTAGATTAAAATATCCGATAACGCATAATCACCGTCCCTGTATACAACATGGATGAATCCAAATGATTGATACTACCGATATCCTTTCTCAAAACATCAAGTACCTGATGGACAAAGCCAAGATAAGCTCGATAACTGAGCTGGCACGTCGGTTACAGCTGAACCAACCAACGCTACACAGGCTGGTATCAGGAGAGGTGAAAGATCCGAAATACGCAACGTTAAAGCAGATCGCCAACTACTTCCACGTGTCACCAATAGACTTGGCAGAAAGGAGCCTTCAAGAAATGGAGAAAGAGGACGCGACAGGTATAAAAACGTATATTTCTCTTAGGTTTAATAAAGTACCTGTTTTGGGAAACACTCAGCTAGGCGTTGGAGGACTTTGGAGCGACACCCAATATTCAGTAGGTAGCAGTGATGGTTTCATATACTGGCCGACAAAGGATGAAGATGCATACGCCCTGAAATGTGTTGGTGATTCAATGATGCCTAGAATCAAAGAGGGGGAGTTCGTAATCGTCGAACCCAACCACGACTACACTCCTGGTGATGAAGTACTTGTGGTTACCCGGGACGGTGAGGTCATGGTTAAAACCTTCTTGTTCGAACGCGATGGCCTGTTCCATCTAATGTCTGTAAATGAAGATCATCCACCAGTCAGAGTACCACGCGAAAACATTGAAAAAATCCATTACGTGGCGGGGATCGCCAAATCCGCGCTACGTATGTACTAACCTTTACAGTCTGATAACTTACTTCTGATCAAACCGCTCTCCACAAGGGCGGTTTTCTTATTTGCAAAATAATTCATTTTCGTATTGACACAAAATCCCATAACGCATATAAATACGATATCGCATAATTAATGCGTTTTTTAATACTGGCTCTTTAACAAACTGAACCGCGTGACAGGTAAGCCGCAGTACTCCTGGCAAAACGAAATAGCACCCGATGGGATCGAGGTAAGCGCCGAGTCCGTATGCGTACGGTAAGCGTAGAGGACAACACCGCGACAAACTGATAAGTCACGCAAGTTGAAACGCCCCGACGATGGGGCGCTTAGTTCCTTTTGGGGTGGGGTGAAGATCAGTCCATTGAGTCAATCCGAAGTTCAGCATCTACCACTACACCACCACCAAAGAGAACTGCTAATCATCTGGCAGGTTGTAACGGTGCAGGAATTTTGCCACTGACTTCTATATTTCGGGGAAATTTATATTCAGCGGAGCATTTATGACACTTGAGAATTTTATAAGCGGCATTAGAAGTATGGTATTGAAGTATAGACTTCATACCCGACTCATAGCATGTAGTACAAAGATAATGAGGCTTGAACTCAGGATCGTCAGTAGGCTTCAGTACATAGACCACCGTATTGGTAATCGGGTGGTACATTTCATAGTTCATTTTCTCACTATCCCAATCCTGTTTCTTTTCCAGAAGGGATTCGAGTTCAACAATGCGCTGTTTAGCTTCGTTCAAAAGCTCCGTTAGTGCGAATTGTCCAGTACGCGCATCAATTAGTTTATCAAGTAGATCGATAGTTTTACTTTTAACATTGTAATCCACCTGCAACGCATTAACTTCTTTTGCTAAATCAACAGCACCTTTCAAAGCACCACCAGCACTAGTGGCCGCCTCAGTTATACGCCGTACAAGTCCTTTTTCTTCAGACATCTTAATTCTCTCTAAAACTATAGGGGTAAAGAGATATTAGCCGAATTCTCGCTGTAGGGGTACAGAGAGAGCCATCTCGTCTGACGTGGTTAAAACTGACATCCATGTAATTGCTGTGTGTAGCCTTTGCCCGCCTCAAGTGACGGGCTTTTTTATGTCTGAAAGCGCACTCGCAACAGCGCGCTCCCCGATATGAAAAAAGGAATACAACCGATGAAACCTGAACACATCCATCGACTGACGGGGCGCGATGTTCTCCGTTATCGCCGTAAAAACTTCGATTTGATGACCGGTCTGGCCGTTGCCACTGCGCTCGGTCTGATCATCACTTTCATTCTCCTTGTAGCGAGGACCACAGTATGAGTTTAGAAACCAGTCTCGAACTTAATAATCAACTTCTGGCACAACATAATGCGCTGCTTGAACGTCTTATCCGCACAATGGCATCAGGTATTGTTATGCATCCTGACACGATTTCACGAGTGCAGGAATGTCGGGATACAGCAACTGAAGCTGAAAACATGTCAGCGGCAATGACACTGGATGATCTGGAGTTCAGCGACGTTATCGCACTGGCTGGTTTCTACCCGGTAGCCACCCCTATCACAGAAGACATGCTGCAACGTGCTGTTGCCTACCGTGATGCTGAAGGCGATAAACGAGTAGTTCAGATTGATGCTCTCGACAGCGCATTACAGGGCGTCAAACGAGCCAGGGCGCTGCTTAAACCTGCTCTCCTGGACCTGTCCCGTAACATTCTTAAGTTCTGGGACGACCTGCCAACCATCGGCGAGCGACGTGCTTTTGCCGAGCAGCTACTTGATGCACCTGCAGATGGGCGTGATGAAGTTAAGCCGAAAAAGGCCAGTAACAAAGATGGAGAACGCACGGGGCCGTTTTACGTCAAAAATGTATCCGGCACAGCAGCCAGTGAACTCCACACCTTACGCAAGTTGAACGAGATGCTTAAAAAAGGCCATATCGAGATCAACCGTGTTGAGTACCTTCAGCTGCAGGAAGAATTTGCACGCAAAGACGCAGCAAATTCCAGCCAGAATAATGACGCCAAAGATGACCATACAATTGATTTCGCGGCACTACGCAAACAAGCTGAAGGGTTGATCCTCCAGTTAGCAAAAGGGGGTTACCGGGCAGAAGCTATTGCAATTCTGGAAAAACAGGGAGCCAGGAAACTTGGTGAAGTAACGGATGAAAATCTCGCTGAAGTAATCACCCTGGCTGAAAAAGCACTGGAGGGTTAATCATGCCAGACGTTCACGCACAACTTTCTCCATCATCAGCGCATCGATGGATGCGCTGCCCAGGAAGTCTGGCGCTGGAGGCCACACAACCGGATAAAGAAACAACTTTTGCAATCGAGGGCACTGCAGCGCACGCGCTTGCTGAAAAAGTTCTACGAAACAGGCAAAGCCACCCGGAACACTACGCCGGATGCAATGTTTCTATGTTTCTCGGCTCATACCCCCTTCGCGAAAATCCTGATGATACATCCGGCCCACAGGTGGATGATGAAATGGTCGAAGCCGTTGGCCGGTATGTTGATACGGTCTGGACTCTTGCACAGAATAATGAACTATTGGTTGAACAACGTGTTGATTTCTCACATATAACGGGTGTGGAAGAATCTTTCGGAACTGCCGACGGCATAATCATTGCTGGTAGCGAATTACAAATCCACGACCTGAAATATGGCAAAGGCGTCCGCATTGATGCAGAACAAAATGAGCAACTACAACTGTATGCTCTGGGTGCGCTCGAACAATTCAGCATGCTGTACGACTTCGAGACGGTGCGCCTGTTCATCCACCAGCCGCGGCTTAACCACGTTTCAGAGTGGGCTCTGACGGTGGAAGAGCTCCAGGCGTTCGGTGAACGGGCACAGGAGGCCGCAACCAGTGCGATCCTTGTTCTCAATATTGCTGAATGCGAAGGCATTGAGACACTACCGCTGGAAAACTTCATACCTGGAGAAAAACAGTGCCGCTTCTGTAAAGCAAAAGCTATTTGCACTGCCCAGAAAATGCAGCATTTACAAACAGCGGCCAGCGATTTTGAAGATCTGACAAAGCCTGTCAGCGAAATAATCACCAATGCCAGCGCACGTGTACCTCTGTTAACCACTGAGCAGCTTGCGGAGATCTATAGCCAGGCCGACTTTATTGAATCCTGGCTAAAGGCAGTACGGGACCGGGTTCACAATGAACTCAATGCCGGACATCCGGTACCGGGGTTTAAACTGGTAACAGGAAAACAAGGTAATCGGGCCTGGAGTGATGAAGAGGCAGCTCGCGCACTTCTGAAGGACCAGTTCAGGTACAAAACTGAAGAAGTATTCGACTTTAAACTTATTAGTCCCACAAAAGCCGAAAAACTTATCAAAAAGTCCAGTCCGCGCCGTTGGTCAAAAGTCGAGGCACTGATAACACGAGCTGATGGTAAACCCACCGTCGTTCCCGAGTCAGACCCACGCCCCGCACTCGATATCAACCCTGTAAATGATTTCGACGACGTATCCGACGATACGCTAACCGCAGACCTCATCTGATTTAAGGAAATACCCATGAAACTGAAGTTGAACAATGTTCGTCTGGCCTTCCCGTCTCTGTTTGAAGCTAAAACTGTAAACGGCGAAGGCGATCCGCGTTTCTCCGCAGTATTTTTAATGTCACCCAAACACCCACAACTGGAAGAAATCCGTAAAGCTATGAAGCAGGTAGCGAAGGAAAAATGGGGAGAGAAGTGGGAGCCCATTTATAGCCAGCTGGAGAAAAAACTCAATCTGTGCCTGCATGATGGTGATGAAAAAGCAGAGTATGAAGGCTTCCCCGGTAATTTCTTCCTGAACGCTGCTAACAAAGCGCGCCCAGCTGTTCTTGATCGCGATCGTTCGCCACTAATTCAGGCTGATGGACGTCCCTATGCAGGGTGCTATGTAAACGCCGTTATCGATATCTGGGCACAGGACAATAATTTCGGTAAACGCATTAATGCCTCACTCGGCGGAGTCCAGTTCCTGCGAGACGGCGATGCATTCGCTGGCGGCGGAGTGGCAAGCGCTGACGATTTCGACGATATCAGCGAAGGTGCTGATGCTGAAGCACTGATTTAACCCTTCTTCATAGACGCCCGGTTACACGCCGGGCGAGATCCAAAAAGCTATTGGAATTTTTACGGCTATTTGTTTTTATAGAGGTATTACGTGTCAACTTTGAGAATCGGTATGGAAATCCAAGAGTTTGTAAGTCACTATAAAAACCACCCTGTTCTATTCATTGGAACAGGATTTAGCCTACGGTATCTAGAAAACTCATTTAGCTGGGATGGTCTTCTTTTGAGTGTCGCAATGGAACTAACCGGTAATGCTGAGTTTTACTACGATTTGAAAGCTGAAAGCCTAGAAGGTGACGACTATCGATATGATATCTTAGCTACAAAACTTGAAGATATTTTTAATAAAAAGCTGGCAGAAGATCGTAACGGTAAGTTCAAAGACATCAATGATGTTTTCTATGAGCACATGAAAAAAGGAAAAAAACTAAGTCGATTCAAAATTTATTTAACTTCAATACTTAAAGACCTAAAGATAAAAGAGTCAATGATGGAGGAAATAAACAGCTTAATAAAAACAAGAAAAAACATAGGCTCCATCATTACAACAAACTACGACCAACTCGTAGAGAACATCTTCGAATTTAACCCACTAATTGGTAACAACATTCTTTTAAGTAACCCATACGGTTCAGTTTACAAAATACATGGCTGTGTTAGTGATCCTAACAACATAATTATCACAGGTGAAGACTACGCAAACTTCGACAATAAATATGAGTTAATTCGCGCTCAATTACTCTCAATATTCATACACAACCCTATCATATTTATATGGGTATAGTATTAGCGATAAAAACATTAAGTACTTATTAAAAACCATATTCTCATACGTTGACTTAAATACCGAACTTGCAAAAAGGATAAAAGATAATTTTCTTTTGGTTGAATACGAAAAAGACAGCATGTCAACTGAAATTACGGAGCATGACATAGATATAGAAGGCATGTCTATCATAAGAATAAACAAAATAAAAACAAACAATTACAAAGCTGTATATGATGCCATCTCGGGACTAGTTTTGCCAGTATCCGCAATGGACATAAGAAAGGTTCAAAAAGTTTGGAGTACCATCAAAAGTGGTGGTGAGATAAAGGTTAAAATTACAGAAAATTTAGATGAACTTCGCAATGATGAAATGGTCATTGCTGTTGGTTCAGAAAGAACCGTACAATATGTTTATCAAACAAAATCTGAAATGATACAGAACTATTTTAAAATAGTTGACGAAGCAAACTCTCAGCTTATCGCATTACTGAATAAGCAAACCATAGCTAATAGCGAACACTTTCCAATATACGCTTTTAGTTCTATCTGCCCTGAACTAGAAAATACCGAGACATACAGAAAACGGCAGCTAGATAAAATCATTGGTAACCTTTCTCGAATTAAAACATGTAAGAGTGAGGCTGTGTCTATTGATGAAATACTAAAAGAAACGAAAGAGTATAAAGTTGCTAACACGATTATGTATTGCGTACTAAACGATACTATTTCATTGAAACAACTACGAGATTATTTAACAAAACCAGGGCATAAAATTGATACCCAATACAGGCGACTTTTATGCTTGTATGATTATTTATCATATTAAGCATTCTTAACTTCGGTTATAAAAAGCCGCCATTTTGGCGGCTTTTTATTTATTAAATCCAACGGGTCCTTACTTGATGCAAAAACTTTGGTTAGACCTCGAAACTTTCAGCGAAATCCCAATAAAAAACGGCACCCATGTCTATGCAGAAGGAGTCGAAATCATGTTATTCGCATGGGCAATCGACGAAGACCCCGTCAGCGTACACGATTTAACCACAGACTATAACTTGCCGACACGACTACTGACAGCTCTCAGCGATGAGAGCGTACTAATATATGCACACAACAGCCATTTCGATCGCACCATGTTGCGCCATGCATTGCTGCACACTCCCCAATGTGTTGTTGCAGGTAGTGCCAAACGCTGGCGAGACACAATGGTGCAGGCGCTGGCGCACGGTCTCCCGGGGTCTCTGGGGGAACTCTGCGAAATACTCGGCGTCCCGCAAGACAAAGCGAAGGACAAAGAAGGTAAAGCGCTGATCCAGCTGTTCTGTAAGCCCCGCCCGAAAAACAGCAAACTGCGCCGTGCCACCAGCAAAACCCACCCGGAAGAATGGCGGCGCTTTGTTGCTTACGCCGGACTGGATATCGAGGCAATGCGCGAAGTCTATAAACGTCTGCCGAAGTGGAATTATCAGGGGACAGAGCTGGCGCTCTGGCATCGTGATCAGCAGATCAACGACCGGGGCGTCTGCATGGACATGCAACTCGCGCGCGCTGCGATCGAAGCGGTAGACCAGGAGCAAAAGCGCTTGGCAAAGCGTACACAGGAAATGACTGATGGCGAAGTGCAGGCAGCCACACAACGGGACGCGTTGATTAAGCACATCGTTGAATCCTACGGTGTGGAGCTACCAGACATGCAACGCAGTACCCTGGAACGTCGTATAGCCGCCCCCGATTTACCATCTGCCGTGAAAGAACTGCTGGCTATCCGCCTGCAAGCCAGTACTACCAGCACCAGTAAATACAAGGCACTGATGAAAGGCGTAAGCCACGACGGGCGCTTACGCGGTACGCTACAGTTCTGCGGGGCGTCACGTACCGGTCGTTGGGCCGGACGGCTATTCCAGCCCCAGAACCTTCCCCGCCCTTCACTAAAACAGAAACAAATAGACGAAGGCATCGAAGCACTGAAAGCCGGATGTGCAGACCTGCTGTTTGACAATATCATGGAACTAACCAGTTCAGCGTTACGTGGCTGCATTATCGCGCCAACAGGCAAAAAACTGGTGGTAAGTGACTTGTCAAACATTGAAGGCCGTATGCTGGCATGGCTGGCGGGAGAAGAATGGAAACTGAATGCATTCAGAGAGTACGACGCCGGAACGGGTCCGGACTTATATAAACTGGCGTATGCAAAAGCTTTCGATATTGCACCAGATGATGTTGATAAACACATGCGTCAGATCGGTAAAGTCATGGAACTCGGTCTGGGTTATGGAGGTGGTGTATCGGCTTTCATCACTTTTGCTCTGGTTTACGGTCTCGATCTCGACGAGCTGGCGAACGCCGCACTGCCAAACATTCCCCGCGATGTTATCCGCGAGGCGAAAAGCTGGTACGACGAATCGGTTAAACGTAAGTCGACCTTTGGCCTTTCCGAGCGTGTATTCATCGCATGTGACTCGCTCAAGCGCCTGTGGCGCAGGGCGCACCCGGCGACCTGCGATTTCTGGTACGAGCTGGAGCGCACTGTCCGCACAGCAATCGCCACACCGCAAAAAACATTGTATTGCGGTTATCTTAAAATCCGCCGCGATGGCGCGTGGCTGCGCATACAGCTACCATCCGGACGCGCTGTATGCTACCCGTCTCCGGTTATCGAACAAGGGAATATCACCTACATGGGTGTTAACTCTTATTCGCGTAAATGGCAACGACTCAAAACCTACGGCGGAAAGCTGGTGGAGAACGTCACCCAGGCGGCCGCCCGCGACGTTCTGGCCGGAAACATGCCGCTTATCGAAGATGCCGGTTACAGCATTGTGCTGACGGTACACGACGAGGTGATCACCGAATCACCTGACACAGAAGATTTCAACGATAAAGCGCTTTCCGCGCTTCTCTCCACTAACCCCGAATGGGCGCCCGATATCCCACTGAACGCTGGCGGTTTTGAGGCGTACCACTACCGTAAGGATTAACTCCTATGTCATTTAAATACCGGGATAATCCACTTTATTACAGGGCTGCAAGGGAGGCTTTGCGACTTGAACAATCCGGCGAATATGACCGGGCAGCGAAGGTCTGGGCAAAAGCCAACCGCGAATCACATCACGAACTGAATCAGGAATGGAGTGAACGCAGATCTGATTTTTGCCTGATGCAGAATATGCGTGAAAAGCGTAAGGCGGTCGAAGAATGATCGTTTACGTTGCCGGGCCGATGAGCGGTTACGAGCAATTTAACCGCCCGGCCTTTCATTCCGCAGCAAAGAGGCTAACGGACAAGGGATATGTTGTGCTTAACCCCGCAACTTTACCCGATGGTTTGACACAGGCTCAGTACATGGACATCTGCCTCGCAATGCTTCGCTGTGCCGATACGATTTATATGCTCAAAGGGTGGGAGTACTCTGCCGGCGCACGTGCAGAAAACGCGTTGGCAGAGAAACTGGTATTGAATGTGCTTTTTGAAGAGTGGGATTCAGATGGCCTATGAACGTGAAAGCCTTATCGAAAAGCACCTCGTCGCTGAAGTGAAAAAAGCTGGCGGAGTGGCCTTTAAGTTTGTATCTCCCGGTCGCCGCTCGGTACCAGATCGCATTGTCCTGCTACCCGGTGGTCGTATCGTTTTCGTTGAATGTAAATCCCCCGGCAAACCACCACGACCTGACCAGTTGCGCACACATGAACGTCTGCGAAAGCTGGGCTTTACCGTGGTGGTACTGGATAGCAAAGAGCTGGGGGGAATTATTCCCCCCAATACTTAGTTATGGTTTTTTGGGTGGTGGAGCTGGCTGGGAAGTTTGCTTCGAAGGTTGAAAACCATTATTAGCCAAGTCATTTTTAGGCTGATACCCTTTTTCAATAGGGGTATATCCATCTTCCTTATAACTTCTTTTGGTATCTGACATCAGTTGCTTTCTCCATTATTGCATGTTGGTAGTTCAAAACGGAAAAACTCTAAATTTTCTATATCGTTACCTAAAATTAATATTCCTAATGTTGAAACTCGAGGGCGTTCAAATCCCCCATCATCGTTTAGAACCCAATGTTCCTCAAGATAAATTTGCTCTGGCTCTGGTGCACTGGAAGCAAATGAGTTAGCCCCAAACTTGCCTGCTATTTTTTTACCATTTTTTAGCGTAATAATCATCCAACAGGGGACTTTTAACCCAAAGAAATAATCCCAAGCTCTTCCGGTAGGATGTGGCATATAATTACATAACCAACGCCAAGTTCGCATCCAAGAGAAAAATATCGTTAACAATATTGGGCTAATGAATAAAATCACCAAGTATAAAGCACAATAAAGAACAGGATGTTTGAGATATACACCCTCAGATTCTATAAAATATATAGGAGCAAACCATACTGCGTAATTTATGCAGCTATAAGAAACAATTTCCACAATCGCTTTAGAAGTATCAAAAGCGGTATTAGGATGAATAACACTATAAACTTTCATACTTATAAAACCAGGAATAACGAAAAGCAAAAATATAATAATTTTACTTTTTTCCCAAATATCCATTTTAACCCCTAATCTCAGAATGTGTATAGGTTATCTCTTGTTATGATATCTTTTACCCCCCGGTTATACCAAGAACTAATTATTAATCACGAAATAGGTATTTCCCGCTGCAATATTTGGGCAGGAATGGGAATGGGTAAAACCGTGGCAACGCTCACTACGCTGGAAGATCTCTTTATGGCAGGGGCAGAAACACGCCCCGCACTGGTCCTCGCGCCGCTACGCGTTGCAGCAAGCACCTGGCCTGATGAAGCTGTTAAATGGGGGCACCTGCGTAATATTGAGGTACAGCCGATTATCGGTAACGCCAAAGCGCGCTCTACGGCGCTGGCGAACAGCAACGCGAGCGTGTTCACCATCAACTACGATAACCTTGTCTGGCTGGTTGAGGAATTGGGAGAACGATGGCCGTTCGGTACTGTTATTCCAGATGAAAGCACCCGGCTAAAATCCTTCCGGCTACGAGGTGGTGGTAAGCGCGCTGCGGCACTGGGCAAAGTGGCGCATAAGTATGTCCGGCGCTGGATAAATCTCACCGGTACGCCAGCACCGAACGGCCTGGTAGATTTGTGGGGACAAGCGTGGTTTGTGGACCAGGGGCAACGTCTCGGACGCACTTACGGCGCGTTTACCTCACGCTGGTTCAACTCGATACAGTTTCCGGGGCAGAGCTGGACCAAACTGGAGCCGTTTGCTCACTCACAGGGTGAAATACAGCGAGCGTTAGCCGATGTGACCCTATCGCTGGATGCGGCCGACTGGTTCGATATCAAAGACCCCATCCATAACGTAATCCGCGTGGATATGCCGCCGAAGGCCCGTCAGCAGTATCGTGAAATGGAAAAGGAAATGTTCCTCGAGCTGAATGGCGAAGGCATCGAAGCACCGAACGCCTCGGCAAAGACACTGAAGTGTCTGCAAATCGCCAGTGGCGCAGTATACACAGACGACACCGGAAGTTGGTCAGAACTGCATGACACCAAACTACAAGCGCTGGACAGCATACTGACCGAAGCAGCTGGCGCACCTGTGCTGGTTGCTTATCACTGGAAACACGATCTTGAACGCTTGCTTAAAGCATTCCCTCGCGGTCGTCACCTCGACCAGGATCCACAGACACTGCGCGACTGGAATTCCGGAAAGATTCCTGTTCTCTTTGCACACCCAGCCAGCGCGGGCCACGGCCTGAACATGCAGGACGGCGGAAACATACTGGTGTTTTTCTCGCACTGGTGGGATCTGGAGCAGTACCAACAAATTATCGAACGCATCGGGCCAACCCGGCAGATTCAGGCCGGACACAACCGCTCGGTGTTCATTCACCACATTATCGCCGCCGACACTATGGACGAAATGGTGATGGAGCGGCGCAACTCAAAACGAACAGTGCAGGACATCCTGCTCGATGCCATGAAAAAGAGAGGTATAGCATGAGCGAGAAACCCGACGATTTACTCACCCCGGATGAAGTATGCCAAAAGTTAGGTATTACACAGAAAACGCTATGTGAGTGGAATATTAAGCATCGTCATCGGGCTATCCTGGCACCAATTCGTTTCAGTGCAAAAGTAGTTCGTTATGAGCGCCGCAATGTCGACGCTTTTATTCAAAAGTGTCGCAGCCGGTATTAACCTCGCCGCCGTAGCAATGCCACCTGCGCAAGTATGCTCCGCTCGTGAGCCTCGAAAGCTTCGCGCTTTAACGCAATCTCTTCCTGTAAAATCTCATCAGAAAAGTCGTAATGTTCTGCCATCGGGTCATCTGACTTACTGGAGTGGTGAAGGCAAAGGAGGCTGATTTCCCTTCGGTCTGATCGGGAATAGCCTCTTTCCTTCATCAAGGCAATAACATTGCTCTTAAGGAATTTACGGCACATCGTATTAAATGCACCGTCTTTCCCTTTAACAGTCCCATCATGTTTTATTCCTTTTACAGCCCCGTCCGGGCTGTATGTTTTCACCAGCTTATCCAGTGATCGTTTTGAAAATGGCTGCATTGGATCACGTGGCTGCAAAAATACATAATCCCTGTTGCACTCAGGAACTGAATCACGCCATGCTTTCTGCTCGTCGATAATCCGCCGGATCTCCGGCGTTATTGGCAGGCGGAAAGCCTTTTGTGTTTTCATAGCCCCTCGCATGCCGATAACCCCTTCAGGATAAACAATTTCGCCAGTCTCCTCGTGAACGTAGTCCCAGCGCAGGTTATGGACATTAATCGGACGAACGCCGGTGATGATCATGAAGCGAACAGCATTCTTCTGGTGTACAGAGGTGCAGGCAGCAACATTGAGCCAGAGTCGGGCGATTGATTCAATATCGGTAAAAAGCCGTGTTGGGGTAGGTTTCTGTACGCGGGAGGAAACATAATCATCTGGCAGACTGGCGGCAACATTGCGGCCGTTGCAAAGAGTAGGTGCGCAGAACTTCCAGAACCGACGGAGCTCGGCAAACAACTCCAGGGCGTTATTGTTCGAGCGAGTGGCGATCCACTCGTCCAGCACTTCCACCAGCCGATTGTATGTTACGTCGCTGAACACCTCACGCTCGCCGAACGTTGCTTTAATCCGGTCGATACGCACCCCGTAGGTTGTGAAACTGTCCGGGCTCAGCTTCTGCCGGGCGACTTTGGCTTTGAGGTCATCCCGGTACATTTCCAGCGCTGCATGTACGGACTCTGCCCGCAAGCCACAGTCAGCCATACCTAGCGCTTTTTCGCGCGCCAGCTGGATAGCGAGCTCCGGCCACTCGCCGAGCTTTTTACCCTTGAGGCCCATCTTTTTTGGAAACTCGGCGTAAAATGTAACCTTACCGGCTTTGCTGAAATCGATACGGAGATAGTTCTCTTTTTCGTATTTGGAACGGCGAGCCACGCCGGAAGCAGCGAGGATGATTTTGGCGGCAGCAACACAGATTTTCATGTGTGCGCTGGTATAGGGGGGTTTACAGGCGTCCCATTTTTCAGATGCGGCTAAAACATCGTCATTATTGGGGCTATCCGGATTATGTGTTACAGTGCGCGGCATTCTCAATCCTTATCTGCGTAGGCGCAGAAAACAAGCTCACACATACAAGTCTTTTCTACGGGACAAAATGCAATGTGTTGCGGTTTTGTGTTGCTGGACTGAGTTTATCAAGGTTAAATACACTGGATCAACATACAGTAAGTTAATGACAGTAAAGCATACAAACTCGATACAACTTACTGATTTTAAAATGATTTAACGGTAATCCATTGAAATGTCTTTACTAATTACTAAACGCTGTATTAATTGTGATATGTGTGAACCCGAATGCCCGAATGAGGCGATTTCGATGGGTGAACATATCTACGAGATTAACAGCGATAAGTGTACCGAATGCGTAGGGCACTACGAGACACCAACCTGCCAGAAGGTGTGTCCGATCCCCAATACTATTGTGAAAGATCCGCAACATGTCGAGACGGAAGAACAGTTGTGGGATAAATTTGTGCTGATGCACCACGCGGATAAAATTTAA